CCATATGTTCTAAGTCTTTTTGTGTAAAATCTATTTCTTTACTATCAACAGATATTTGAGAAACATAATACACATTACTACCTGCTTTCTTTCTTGTTGTTTTTAAATTCAACAAGTGATTTTGCATGAGACTTTCTCTACCTTTTAAACTCTTTAGAGCTTCTCCAATTGGAGTAAAGTTAGAGCCAGTTACACGAAATAGCACAGGCATGGCATCAACAGTAGCAGGTTCCCCTTTTGGAGTTGTTCCCTCAAATGAAACCAACCCATACACTAAACGATAACATTTAATATTACGCTGTGCATCTATTTCAGCTTCACTAAGTTGCTCTTTGTCTTTGCCTATAACCTTGCCACAACGAACACCACCCTTAGTATCTATCGGCTCATCTTTCCATGATTTAAATATCACGGATGAGCATGGATAATTATTATTATCTGGGTCGTATTCCATGTACTGATAACTGTTTATAAAGGGCCTAAACTGAATTGGCTTATCCTTTAAACTATATACTCTATCCTCTATCGAGGCATCATATACTGTATAGACACCTGCCGCTAATGAATTACCATCATCATCTTCGGCAGCCCTATTTATTGTAAGCCGTGATAATGTGCCCGAACTAATTATCGAGCCATCATCTTGGCCTGTCATTTGCATTATCTCTTCTTTACTTAAAGAGTTGAATGCTTTCAAGTCATTTACCATTTTACCTCCATGGTTAAATTTAAACTATACTTTATCATCTGTGACATATTTGTCAACTATAAACTTTTGTCTCTAGCCAATTAGAGCCTACTTTGATTTCGACATCAAGAGGTACATTGAAGTCTATATCGTACATTTCTTTCATTGTCTGTACAACCTTTAAACAACCACTGCCGAGGCAGGAAGCGACAATACCCTCCTCTCCAGGATATACATCAGCCACTATGGAATCATGCACTGTGTTTATAAGTAGGCTCTTTGTATTGTTTTTCTCTAATAATTCTTGTATGTTAATACAAGCTAGAGGAACAATATCAGCCGTGGCAAATCCCTGCACAGGATAATTTTTTATCTGTGTAGAGAAACTAGAACCTCCCCAAGGCATTCTTTCTGCTTTAGGAAACGCATATTGACGGCCACTTGGTAGTGTAACTACCTTTCGTCTAACAGCTTCATTTTGTAACTTTTCATGCCATGCTTTTATATCTGGATATTTTTTTAGAAATGCAGAATAATATTTCTTTTCATTTTCTGTACCAGACATACCGCCATACAAAGGTTTAAAAGTATGTGCCTTTGCATCTTGTCTTGAACAACCTATAATATCAGCAGTATATTGATGCACATCTACGCCATTCTCAATATCTTTTATGCCTTGTTTATCTTGTGCAAGAAACACAGCAGTTCTAAATTCTAATTGTGCGTAATCTATTTCCATAATGCTACCACCATCAAATCTTGATGCTATTGCTTTACGAATAGGAAATGTATTACCTCTTGGTTGATTTTGAAAGTTAGGGTCACGACTAGATAGTCTACCTGTAGCTGTAACTGTTTGCATAAAACTAGGATATAAATAATTTTTATCTGATGTATGTTTTTTTATACCATCAATAAACGTATTTAAATAAACCTCTAATGCATTATATCTTGTAATTTTATCTACAAATGTTTTTAAAAATTCATCACCTAATCTAGCCATTTTTTCTAAAGTGTTCTTATCAGTTTTAAACCCACCCTCTGCAATATCCATAACAGAATCTGGACTAGCAGTAAATCCTGCTTTGTCTTTTAAATCAGAATAAATAAAACCTTGTGCATTACAATCAATACATCTACTTAAATTTTTATATGGCTGTCCATTTGTTTTAAGTTTTCTAATAACACCTTTACCAAGGCACGTCTCACATTGACGTGCTTTTGTTTTTTGTATAGGTTCTAATTGACGTGCAAAAATTTGTTTTAGTTGTGTACCTGTAAATCTAGGTCTTTTCTTTTTCTTTTTAGTTACAGGGTCTATACCTAAATTAAAAGTTTTAGACCATAATTTTTTATCTTTTACTTTTACACCATACACTAACCAAGATAATTGTTCTGTACTTGCAGGGTTAATTTTAGTATCGCCCATTCTGCTGTAAATAGTTTCATCTATTTCCACACGAAGTTTATCATGCTCATCTTCAAATTCTTTTTGCAATGTATCTAAAACATCCATGTCAATGTAAATACCATTGTTTTCCATCTTTGCTAGAACAACTAAAAATCTACACATAGTTTGCAAAGTTTTAATTAAATGTTTATGCTGTGGTTTTTTTAATTGCAACATCTGTGCTTCATACAAAGACCTGGTTGCTTTTACATCAAGTCTACCATATTCTTCTACAAGACCAATTGGTATACGTTCAAATGATATATTTTTTTCTAAATAAGGTTCAATTAAATCAGATTTTTGAACAACACCACGATATTGACAACAATGTTTTAATTTTAAACTTCTTTTAATACCTTTGTTCATAACATATTCCCCAATCATAGTGTCATAAACTCTGCCATTATAAGTAAATCCTGCTTCCCACAACCAAAGCAAATCAAATTTTATATTGTGACCAATAAGTAATTTTGTTTTATCTAAAATATCTTGAACTATTTTTTTATTTGGAATACCTTTAAATTCATTATGTTTAAAAAATACGTACTCATCATTTATGCCCATACATACTAAAAAATTATCTGGGTTTTTTGCTGATGGGTCTTTCTTACCATCTTCTGTTATTTGAAAACTTGTTTCAACATCAAATACAGTTATCATAAATCATACCTCGATAGTTCTGGAATGATAGTGCAAACTAATTGACCATGCCAACCTGTTATTTTATTTTTACTTATAGCCAAACTTCTAATCCTTTCATCTGTATCTAATTTATCTCGATGCCCTACACCAATAATCACATCTGCTTCTGCAGCCTTACCTGTCTTACTACCCTCCATCATGTCAAAAGTTAAATCAAACTTACCATGACCATCTGCTGATGCTTGTGATACTGCTATGACACAACAGTTATTTCTTTTAGCAATCTCTCTTGCACCTGTGTAGATAGCACGAAGTTTTTCATCTGTTCGTGCGAAAGAACCTTTTACATTTACTTTGTCTAATTGGTCTACAACTAGAATGTCTGGCTTTTCCTTTTGGACAAACTCATCTACATCATCAAGTGACCAATCAACAGTGTCAAGTATTTTAATATTTTGTCTCACTTCGGCCCATTTTTTATTAGCTTCTTTAGTATTTACCCTAATTTCATCAAATGTCATGCCTGTATATGCATTTATTAGTCTCATTTGTGTACGAACTGCAGGCTCTTCGTTTATAAGTGCACAAACTTTAGCACCTTGAGACGCAAATCCGTCAATTCCCGAGACTAAATTTACCCAAAACGCAGTCTTTCCTGCCTCTGGTCGTGCAAAAATAATTACAAGATTGCCATCACCAACACCATTTACCTTGTCACGAAGTGGTTCTAAATTAAACTTCCATTTAGTATTATCTTTTAATTGCCCTATTAAATTTTCAATGTTGCCTGTAACATACTCATACTCATTTACATCTTCAAAAGTTACATCTAAATGTTTTTTTATTTCGCTAAAATCAATATCACTGCCATTGTATATATCTGTTGCAATTTGAGCCACATGCTGTGCTATACCCCTTTTAAATAAAGAACGAATAATATTCTGTGCTATCTTTTCATTTGGTAACTCAATATCTTTTATTTCATTAATCAGAACATCAAAGTTATCTCTTGCAGCTTTAGAGAGAGCAGGATTATAAACTTCTAAATGTAAAGTAGAAACTTCTCCAATACTTAAATCCTGGTCTGAATCTTGATGTGCACTTTGTATTGTTTCATACAATGCACCTGTACCATTTGTGAAAAACTCTTTTGATAATTTACTTTTATTCTTATCGTAAAAATTTTTATTTAATAATAATTTAATTAATTCCTTTTCCATCATATCGCTTTACTAATATACTTCTTACCCTTTCCCAGTTGACCCTATCACGCCACTGTGCATTTGTTTTTGGAAACCTCAATGCTTTCTTATCAAGTTTCTTTTTTACTTTCAATAGCTTTCTTAAACATTTTGTTATTTTCATTGTGACATTATATTATAATCATTGCCATAACGCCAATCGTCAGTGTCTTTGCACCACCAACAAATACGATTGTGATTACCTTGACTCATAAATGATTTGTTGCACCTCATACAATTCCTTTCTTTCTTTTCTTTTTTTGATTTAGGCTTAGAATAATTATAATAATCTGGCCACTCAAACTTTTCGTTTGTCATTCTTTTTGTTTTCCCTTAAAGTTTCTAGCCACATGTCTTCAAATGTGGTTATTGTTTTCTTTAAATTTGATTTTGTCTTTGCTTTTTCTTTCAGATGCATATACAAAAAATCAACTAACAAATCACGAAATTGTTGTTGAAACATCTGTCTCATTATAGTTCTCTATTTATATATTCTTTAACAGAGTAACCCAATCTTTTAATCTGAAATATTGCACCATCAGATAAAGTCTTTTGTCCTGTTAATATAGCAAATCTTTTTGCTTGTTGACATACAGGATAAATTAATTCATTACCATAAACGTTTTTCTTTTCTACATGTATAGTATTTTTTTCTAATTTTATTTCTTTCATTGTAATACACTTTCTATTTGTTGTTCATTAAAATATTTCAAATCATCTTGAAGTATCTTTACTTTTGTAGGCATATAATATCTTAACTTATTGCTTATGTCAAATGCCTTGGTCGTTGCATCTCTATCAAGTGCAACAATTACTTCTTTAAATTTTTTTCTAATCACAGGAATAAAACTATCTGGTAAACTTGTACCCATCAAAGCAACACCAGAATATAAATGTGATACTGCACAAGCACTAGCACAGTCTTCTACTAAAATTGCTTTTTCTTTTTCGCCACATATGAAAGGATAAGTCTTGTCACCATAAATGTACCACTTAGGATAGACAGATGAGTTTAAACCTCTACCAATCGCACCTTTTACTTTTTCTTTTTCTTTTATTAAAAATACAATTCTATGTTGCTTTACATCATACATAAAGCTAGCTTTTCCTTTTTCTTTTACTTTCAAACAATTATTCTTTCGTAAATATTCTATGCACTTTGGTTCTGAATGTATAGAAATAAAACTAGAGGGAACTACAAAATCTTTTTCTTTTTCTTTTTCTTTGTCTTTCCTTACTACGGTTTCATAAATCTGTTCCATTGACATAGCTTCTTGATGTTTGCCTTT